ATGGTTTCGATCGCCCCCGTGCTGGCCCCTCCCCCGTGTTCCGCGCTCGATGCGTTGAACCCGCGGCAGCGGCAAGCCGCCGCACACCCGGCAGGTGCCGGCCCACTGCTGATCATCGCCGGCGCAGGCACCGGCAAGACACTGACCCTGGCCTCGCGCCTGGCCCACCTGGTGCTGCAGGGCGCCGACCCGCAGCGTGTGCTGCTGATGACCTTCTCGCGCCGCGCCGCCGGCGAAATGGCGCGTCGTGCAGCCCGGCTGCTGCACCAGTCGCTGCACCTGCATTCCAGCACCGCGCCACCCACCCTGCCCTGGTGCGGCACCTTCCACAGCGTGGCCGCGCGGCTGCTGCGTGAAGAGGCGCCGCGCATCGGCCTGGACCCGGGCTTCACCGTGCTGGACCGCAGCGACGCCCAGGACCTGATGGCCCACACGCGCCAGGCACTGGGCCTGGCCGACAGCGAACACCGCCTGCCGCTGGCGCCCACCTGCCTGGCGATCCATTCGCGCTGCATCAACACGCGTCAGCCGGTGACCGAGGTGGTGAAGAACACCTTCCCCTGGTGCCTGGGCCACGAAGCCGACCTGAAGCGCCTGTTTGCGGGGTTTGGTGAAGCCAAGCTGCAGCAGCAGTCGCTGGACTTCGACGACCTGCTGCTGGCCTGGTGGCACCTGATGCAGACCCCCGCCATGGCCACGCGCATCGGCGGCCGTTTCGACCATGTGCTGGTCGACGAGGTGCAAGACATCAACCGCCTGCAGGCCGACATCCTGCTGGCCTTGAAACCCGACGGCCAGGGGCTCACGGCCGTCGGTGACGACGCACAGTCCATCTACGCGTTTCGCGGCGCCGAGGTCCAGCACATCCTGCAGTTCCCGCAGCGTTTCGACCCACCCGCCCGCATCGTCACGCTGACGCAGAACTACCGCAGCACACCGCAGGTGCTGGAAGCCTCGAACGCCGTCATCGAAGTGGCCACGCAGCGTTTTCCCAAGCAGCTGTGGAGCCAGCGCGCCGCCGGCATCCAACCGCGCCTGGTGACCGTGGACGACGAAGCCGCACAGGCCCGCGGCGTGGCCGACGCGGTGCTGGCTCAGCGCGAAACCGGCCTGGTGCTGAAGCGCCAGGCGGTGCTGTTCCGCACCGGCACGCACAGCGCGCCGCTGGAACTGGAACTCACGCGCCGGGGTGTGCCCTTCGTCAAGTACGGCGGGCTGAAGTTCATGGAAGCGGCACACGTGAAAGACGTGCTGTCGGTGCTGCGCTGGGCCGACAACCCGGCGGCACGCCTGCCCGCGATGCGTGTGGCCCGCCTGGTGCCCGGCCTGGGCCCGGCCAGCGTGCGCCGGCTGCTGGACCACCCGGGCGCACTGGCCGAGTTCAAGCCACCCGCAGCCGCGGCCCTTCCTTGGCGTGCGTTGGTGGAATTGATGCAGCAGCTGCGCAGCCCTGCAGCGTCATGGCCGGGCGACATGCAGCACGTGCTGGACTGGTACCAACCACACCTGGAGCGCCTGCACGACGACGCCCGTGTGCGCCTCGCCGACCTGGCGCAACTGCAGCAGGTGGCCGCCGGCCACCGCAGCCGCGAGCGGTTTGTCACCGAGCTCACGCTGGACCCGCCCGAAGCCAGCAGCGACGAATCGGGCGTGCCGCTGCGCGACGAGGACTACCTGATCCTGTCCACGCTGCACTCGGCCAAGGGGCAGGAGTGGAATGCCGTGCACATCCTGAACGTCGTCGACGGCTGCATGCCGGCCGACATGGCCACCGGCAGCGCGGCCGAGATCGAAGAAGAGCGCCGCCTGCTCTACGTGGGCATGACCCGTGCGCGCGACGAACTCAGCCTGTGGATGCCGCAGCGTTTTCACGTCACACAGCAGCGGGCGCTGGGCGGCAGGCACCTTTACGCGCTGCGTTCGCGTTTCATTCCGCCCGAACTGCTGCTGCATTTCGAACAGATTTCCCCGCAGGCTGCCGAAGTGGCAAACGCGCAGGCCGGGCCCGCCGAACCGATGCTGGACCTGGCGGGATCGCTGCGGACCGGCTGGCTGCCCCACCCGGGATCGATGGCCCCCGGCGGCGGCGATCGTGGGCAGAATCGCTGACCCCAGCACCCGCCCAGCGAGGCCCCGATGGCAGACACCCGCCCTTCTCCACTTGCCCCTGGCGCACCCGCGGCAGCTGGCGGCGACGCGCCCGACGCCGCCCACCACCTGCGTCAGCTGGGCGCACGTGCACACCAGCTGCGCGCCGCCACGCGGGCTGCCGACCACTACACCGCGCAAGACCAGGAAGCCGAGCGCGACACCGGTTCCTGGCTGATGTCCAGCGCCGTGGGCCTGGCCGCGGAACTGGCCGCCGACCTGGACGGCCTTGCACGCGCCATCAAGGAACGGCAGACCGACGCGGCGTTGCTGGCGCGCCTGTCGCCTTTGCGTGTGCGCGCCCACCAGCTGCATGCCGCGGCCAAGGCGGCCGACCACTTCCTGGACCAGGACTCGCGCGAAGACCAGGACACCGGTTCATGGCTCGTGGCCACCGCCCACGCGCTGGCCGTGAAGCTGGCGGCGGAAGTGGACGACAGCGTGGCCGGTGTGCGCCGCTCGCCGGTCAACAAGGCGGCGGTCGAGGTGCACGACCCGGCACTGGCACGGCGCGTGGCTGCAGCCACCGCCACCGCATCGGCACCGCTGCGCGGCGCGGCCTGAGACGGTTTCCCGCTCTCCAAACAAAAAACGGACGACCGCGGCCTTGTGCCGGATCGTCCGTTCTGTGGGATGTTGGTCGGGGTGAAAGGATTCGAACCTTCGACCCACTGGTCCCAAAGCTGCTGTGAAAACAAGCAACGGCGCGGGTTTTGGGCCGGTTTCTTCTAACGCCTGCCCCGGTGTTTCGGGCGTCTGCACCGGGCAGCGGGCACACGCCGTTAGAAGCTTTTCAGCCAAGCGCATGATGCGCGGATGACCGATGAAGACCCCGGCATCCTCGACCGCGTCCCTGGCCAGCACATAGCCGCCGCTTCCCAGCGGCTGCCGCCGGCAACGTCGACCGGGCCCGAACGCCTGGACGTGACGCTCGAAGCCGGCTGGGCGGGCCTGGTGACGATCAGCTTCCAGCGTCAGCGCATGCGGCACGGCCGCTCCACGCACTGGGCCTGGGTGGCCTACCGGGCCGTCCCTGCCGCAGGGTAGGCCCTGGCCAGGATCTCAGACCTTGCGCAGCAGCTCGGTCTTGGCCGCGCTGCCGGCGCTGGACCCGAAGTAGTAGGCGATGACGCTGCCCCAGGCACCGCCCAGGGCGCCCAGCATTACCAGCAGCGCGTCGCCGCCATGCGTCGGCTTGCCTTCCACCAGCAGCCAGCCCAGCACGCCGAAGAAGCCCAGCGTCACAAGCAGGGCCAGCGTGCGCGGCGTGAACGTGTCGCCGGTCTTAGCTTCGCGGCCGCGGGCGCTGTCACGGTCGGCCGCGGCGGTGGCCAGGTCGTGCCTGGCCAGGTCGGTAGCCAGCTCCTGCAGGCGCACCGACTTGCTGGCCTCGATCTCGCGCAGCTTCAGCATCACCGCCGGGTCGGCCGCCATGGCGGCGCTCACCTCTTCCGGGTCGTTGCCCGTGCCCAGGGCGCTGGCGATGATGCTGCCCACGGCGGCACCCGCCGGGCCACCCAGCAGGGTGCCCAGAATGGGCGCCGCCTTGCCCACCGTGCTGGCGATGTCTTTCCAATCCATGGCTCAGCCCTCCTGAATGCCCAGCACAGGCCCACCGGGCCCGATGGTGATGACGCGGTTCATCAGCTTCGAAGGCAGCCGCGTGCTGACGTGCACCCAGCGCCTGGTGGCCGTGGGGCATTCGTAGATCAGCTGCCCGATGCCCAGCACCGACACCAGCGGCGCCAGCACGCGGCAAATCTGCAGCGGGGTGCCGAAGCTGCTGGCCGTGAAGTCGGCAGCCTCGGCGCGCAGGTGATCGCTGCCCTTGCCGCTGCCCACGGCCGTGTTCAGCGCCAGGCAGCGGTAGCCGCTGCTCAGGTTGATGGGCACCGTGTACGCCGCACGCGAGCTGAGCGCGTCGCGGATGCGTTCCAGCATGTCGCAGGTGGCGCGGGCCTTGGTCAGCAGCTCGGGCGGCAGGCTGTTGTCGATGCCCCGCTGTGCGGCGGTGGCGCTGGCCACGAATTCGGCCATGGTGAAGTGTGGAGACAGGTTCATGCGGTGGCCCTCATGGTTGCGACTGGTGGCCGCGGTGGATCTGTGGCGTCCTCATCGGTCACTCTTGCGACCTGGCACAACCAGCCGTTCGGTGCGGTCGTCGATGCGCTGCAGCAGCGTGGTGGCGTTCTGCATCTGGTTCTCCAGCGTGGCCAGGCGCTCACCCACCCGCTCGCGCTCGCGGCTTTGCTCCAAGGCGGTCAGGCGTTTTTCGTGCGCCTGCTGCTCGCTGACGAAGCCGCGGGCCCACCACACCGCCACGACGCACTGGCCCAACAGGGCCATGATCAGGGCCAGCGGGATGCGCTTGTCCAGGGTCCAGTGATCGGTTTCGGCCTTCATGCCGCACCCCCTGCCGCCAACACCGCCACCAGCACTGGCACGCAGCCCAGCATCGTGGCCAGGATGTCGCGCCAGTCGAACGGGCCGCCCTGTTCGTAGTTCCAGGCTTCGCGCGCCACGGCGGCCGCTGCGCACACGGCGGCCGCGCCCAGGGCCAGCGGCGCCGGCGTGCCCAGCATCTGCAGCAGCGCGGCGCCGGCCAAGCCAGACAGCGCAGCGAAGCTGCCCCACACGTAGTGCAGCGCCTTGTCGGGCGCGATGGTCGGGATGTTCATCGTTTGATCAGCTCCGCAGTCACATTGATGTTCCAGAAAGTGGCATCCACCGCACCGCTGATGGCGCCCCACAAGCCGCACACCACCTCTTCGCCGGCAACGACGTCGAACACCCCGCGCACGATGCCGGGGGTGCGGTCGTTGGACACGCCTGATGCCTCGCCGAGCACGGTGCTGCCGTCTTGGGTCAGAAATGCCTTGGCGTTGTAGGAAGCGCCCCAGGCGCTGCCGGCGTCGCCTTCCGCTTCGTAGGTGCAGGTGACCACCACACGGCCCGCCGAGTCGGGCGTGAAGGTCACGCTGTGGACAATTCCGCTTCCAGATCCGGTGGGCATGGTTCAGGCCAGGTTGCTTCGGGTGTAGGGGCCGGCGGCGTAGGCCTCGAAGACTTCAGTGGCCGCACCTGGTGCAATGCCGCCGGTGCCAACGGGTACAGCCACCCAGGCACCAGCCTCGCGCACGTGATGCTTGTTGCCAGCGTTGGTGTCGTACCACTCGTCGCCGTCCTGCACGTCGGTGGTGGGTTCGTCGTCTTGGCGAAAGATCTGCGCCACTCGACGGCTGGCTACCTGGTGCAGCTCGGCAGCTGACCAGGCGCCGCGCACCAAGGGCAGCATCTGCACTGCCCGCACACGGAACAGGTAGAAGCGGCCCTGCAGCAAGCCCGGAATCACGGCCTGTGTGGCGCTGCCTTGCTCCATCCAGCTGGGCCACTCGCCGGGAGGCAGGGCGCCGGCCGCCTGCGTGTACTGCACCTCGATCTGGCCACCCTGCCGGATGTTCTGACCCACCGCGGGGTCGAAGCTGATCACGGTGCGGGTGATGATGCTGCCGTCCACCGTGGCGGTGGTGCCACTGTCGACGCTGACGCCGGTGATGGCCTCGACGTCCCAGGGCGCGCGCAGGTCACTGTCTGGCGCGGGGTCGCGGCCGGCCAGCTCGGCGTCCACCGTGTACAGCGCCGCTGCGGTTTCCAGCAGCAGCAGTTTGTAGGCGCCCACCGGGTCCCAGGTGGTGCCCACCACCTCGAACAGCTTGGTGCTGTAGCCGTACTCGGGCATGGTCAGCGCCACCACGTCAAGCAGTTCCAGGTCGGCGGCCTGTTCGCCACAAATCAGCTCCAGCTGCAGGCCGGCCTGGGCGCGGCGGATCATCATGCTGGCCAGGTGCTGAGCCAGGGCGATGTGGTTGACGGCCTGCCATTCCACCTCTTGCAGCCGCTCGCCCTTGGCGGCCACCAGCACCGGGTCTTGCACCGCCGGGAAAGGCAGCAGCTGGTAGCGCTGTTCGGGGTCGGTGCAGCGGCCAGCCACGCGGTTGATGCGTGCGGCGCGGGGAATGCTTTGCACGGCCGTGATGACCGGCTCTCCATCGGGTTGCCCGCCGGTCAGCCGGTTCACCAGCCAGTCTTCGGTGATGGTGGCCACCGTGCTGCCCAGCACGCCGGCGCGCAGGCGCCACTGGCCACCGGCCCACCCTTCGCGGCCGGCCATCGCGTCCACCAGGGCGGCCATGGAAGCGTCTTTGTCGGCATCGTCGGGAATGGTGATGCCGCCGTGGTAGCGCGGCCGCGTCACGGTGCTGGTGGTGGTGTCGGGTTTGCGCAGGGTGAACGCGGTGCTCACGTCGCAGGCGTCTGCACTGGCCACGATGTCGGCCGTGCGCGCCAAGCTGGCGCTGCGGGCCCACCCGTAGGCGTAGGTGAAGTAGTGGAAAGCCTGCAGCGCCAGGTTCTCGCTGAACACCGTGAGGCCCGTGCGCGGGTCGTACAGCTTGGCGCCGCGCATCACCGCGCTCACATTCGGCCGGCCTTGCGGGAAGACGTCGGGCTCGAACATCACGTCCACCACCGCCAGGGCAATGCCGGCGAAGCGGTCGGTGCTGGTGATCTTGCCCGGGTACTCGGCCGCCAGGTCGTCGCCCACGTTCTGCGCTGCCGTGCCCAGGTAAGGGCGAATGCGCACGTACTTGCTGGCCACGTTCAAGAAGTAAGTCAGCGTCACCGCGGCGCCCGGTGAGCCGCCACTGAGCGTGGCTGTGGTCCCCACGATGCTGACGGCACACTCGCCCTGGAATTGGTTCTCGCCGGAGCCGGTGAACCAGATGGCCGACCGCGGCGAGCCGTCGGGCGGTGTTGCCTCTACGGTGAGCACCGCAGCGCCTGAACCGTCCAAGGTGCCCGACACGGTCAAGGGCTCGGCCTTGATGCTGCGATAGGGCGCCTCGTTCACCCAGCCGTCGCCGTCCAGCGTGACCAGGTTGTCATCCAGGTACCACTGTTCGATGCCGTCGATCTCGTGGCCGGCCAGGCTGACGATCATGGTCAGCTTTTCGTCGTTGTCGCCACTGCTCCACACGCGGCGCACGCCTTCGACGTAGCGCACGCGCCCCATCACCAGCGTGCGCGGCGCGTTGGGCTGCAGATCCACCATCTCCAGGCGGCCCTTGGCCGCGTCGTTCTGCTGCTGGATCGCGCGGCGGCGTGCCCTGGCTGCCTGCCGGTCTGCTGCGATGCCACCAAACACGCTGGAAGCCAGCAGCCACCAGTTTTGCGTAGCGATGGCCACCGCGGCCACGAGGAAGCGCCCGAAGCTGTTGCTCATGACTCGCGCACCTGGTAGAAGCCCGCGCCAGGCCAAAGCACTTCTTTGCCGTCGGTGCGGGGGTCCACGTCCAGCGAGGTGTCACCCGAAAAGCGGCGCAACTGCTCATCGTTCGTGTAGCGGCTGGAGCGCGGCCTCAGTGCCAGGTTGCCCTGGTGTTCAGCCAGAAAGTGGGCGATGGCCAGCGGGCCGTCTTGCCAGCCTGGCTGGTCCAGCTCGCCGGTGAAGATCTGCTGCGCGCCGGCTGCCACGCCGGTGTCAGGGTCGACCATGGCTTTGTAGAGCACCACCGACGCGCCCTCGACGTCGGACATGGCCAGCGCGCGCTGCGCCGGCGTCACGGCCGGCAGCGACAAGCGCAGGTTGTTGAACTGACCCACTTCGTCGCGCAGCTCGGCAATGCTGATGTCCAGCGCCTCCCAGGTGTACCCGCCCCACACCACCGCGCGGCCGCCCACGGCCCAGCGCTGGGGCACCGTGAGGCCCATGTAGACCAGCGGCACCTGCGGGATCTTCTCGCCGGCCACCAGGCGGGCCCGCAGAGCCAGCTCGGGGGCGCTGGGCGTTCTCACTGAACCACCTGTCGGATGGGAATGGCCACACCGCCCTGAACCATGGGGGCGCTGTAGTCCAGCTGCAAGCCGTCGTCGTCCAGCTCCCACAGGCCAGTTGGGTTGCTGGGCACGATCACGGTGCCCGAAGTCAACGCCTTGGGCAAGGGCAACGCCAGGGGCACTGTCATGGCACCCACCAGGTTGCCAGTAGCCCCGGCAGCGCCCACCATCAGCAGTTCATTGCCGGCCTGCACGAAATCCCCGCCATTCAGCGTGGCCAGGGGGCTGTAGGACGTGGGCACCGAGCCCGGCTCCATCTGCTCGCCATAAATGGCCAGCAGGTCGCCTGCAGACCCTGAGTTGTTCGACGGATTGATGAGCCCTCGCACGCCCGAGGCCGAACTTGCAAACGTTCCCGTCACGCTGAAGCGCTGCCAGCTCGACGTGACAGTGTGGGTTGCGCTTTGAATGGTGGTGCCTGCCGAGTTCTGCAGCGTCAGAAGCACGGTGCCAGTCAACGACACCAAGCGCATCCAGCAGCTGTAGGTCCACACCTCGCCGGCAGCAACCGAGCGCAGCACCGTGCGGTAAGTGAAGTGGTCACCCGTCGCCACACGCACCAGGTGGTCGGCCGCACCAGCCTGGCCAACCGGGGCACTTTCAGCGTTCTGGATGATGTAGGCATTGCCCATCAGGGCCTGCTCGACCTGCAGGCCAGCGAACCAAACGAAGAAGGTTTCACCGGCAACCCCGGAGTCATCCACCGGGTCGATGTAGACCTTGATGTTTGCCGCAGGCGACACAGGGAAGGAGCCGGCAACGAACTCCTGCACCCAGCCGGCGGTCAGCGACACCGTCTTGATGATCTGATTTCCATCGGCGCCGTCGGCGATGATGATTCGCACGTTGCCGGTGTAGGTTCCGGCCTTCAACCAAACATCAAACTTCAGAGATCGCAAGGACGTGCTGGCAAAGGTGAAGGCGCGGTCAATCAGGTGGTTCCCTGTGGCCGTGCGTGTCACGGTTGTGGCCAGGCTGCCAGCCACCGGCCCGGCAACGCTGTTGTAGGTGACGGTGGCATTGGTGGTGGTCCAGCCATCAAGCCACTGTTGCGACAACACGGCAGGCGTGAAGACGTTGGCGCCGGCGGTGCAGCCGCTCAGCTGCAGACTGCGGGCGCCCGCTGCTACTGATGCCGACAGCTGCGGACTGCCACGCAAAGAGCCCAAAGGCTGCGGCCGATGCGGCATGCCCATGCGCACGAGGTCGCCGGTGCTTCGCCAGCCCAGCAAGAAGGACTCACGAAGCGCGCCATCAGCAGCGCTGGCAGTAGGCGGAAGCGTCAGCACACCACGCAGCCGATCAGCGGCGTGGCTGTAGCGCTGCCGGTTGCCCGTGTGAAAGCCGACAAAGCCACTTTCGCTGGTGTCCAGCCCCAGGGTGAAGGTGGCGCCTCTGAATGCGCGTGAGGTGGGCCAGTCGATGGTGGCCATGGTCACACTCCCCTTCTGGCCATCTGGCGCGCTTCGAACTGCGCCAGGGCCGCGCGGATCAGGCGCAGCGTGTTCTCGCTGGCGTCGCCCTGCACGACCACCTGGTACATCGAGCCCTGCCCAGCCAGCGCGTTGTTGGGCACCACCGTGCCGCTGCTGCGCGGCACCACCAGCTCGGGGCCACGTTCGCCCACCAGGTAGGGGCGGCCGGCCGACACGGGCCCGCCGCCGGCGCGGGCGCCGCCGCCTAGGCCTCGCAAGAAGTCGATGAACGTGCCTGCCGCACCGCCCACCTGGCCCGTCTTGCCGAAGCTGTCGCCCAGCAGGAACTTGCCCAGCTGCGCCGCGGCAGCCTGCGCCACCAGGCGCTTGAGCATGTTCTTCCAGATGTCTTCGATGCTGCCGGCGTTGCCTTCGATGGTGGCCAGCACGCTGTCGCCCAGCGCGTCCTGGATGTTGCTGGCGGCCTGGCGGGCGAACTCGCTCAGCTCGACGGTGGTTTCCTCGGTTTCCTTGCGCAGGCCCTGGGTAGCCACCATGATGGCTTCGGCCCACTGCTCGGCCAGCTCGGGCGTGCCGGCAAAGGCCTTGTTGATCAGCTCCACGTCGGCCAGCACTTCCTGCATCTGCGTGGTGGGCGTCTGCGCCAGGATGGCGTTCAGGCGCTCCACCGCGGCCGCGGCGGCCTGACCTTCTGGCGTGAGCCTGGCCAGCGCGTCTTCCACGTCCAGGATGGCTTCGTCGACGCTGCCCGCGCCCGATTGCGCGCGGATCTCGATCAGCGCCTGCAGCTCAAGCCGCAGCTGCGCGATCTTCTGCGTGTCGGTGTTCTCCAGGCGCTTCAGCGCCGCGGCGGTGGTGTCGTCAAGCTTGAAGACGAAGGCCTCTTGCTCTTGCGGCTTCGAAGGCTTGGGGCCGCCTTTGGGCTTGCCATCAATGATGTCCGGCAGGTTGCGCGACAGCAGGCCACCCCCGCCTTCGTTGGCCGGCCGGCGCTTGGCCCCGGCAAACACGATGGCGTCGATTTCCTTGCGGTAGTCCTCGGCCGCACGCTGCATCTCGGCAAAGTCGGCCAGCGTGGCCTTGGCGCGGATGCTGTCGGGCTGCACCTGCAGAATGCCCCGGGCACGCTCAGCATCGGGCGTCAGGCGCTCGATCTCGTTCTTTGCGCCCTGCAGACGCTCGCGCAGGTAGTCCACCTTCAGCTGCTCGCCCACGCCGGCCAAGAAGCCGCCCGGGTTGTTGCCGAAGCGCCGCAGCGCACCGAAGAAGTCGTTCAGCGACGTGACCAGCGGGCCGGCGATCTCGCGCGACGCATCGGTGGCGTTCTTGCTGAACTGGGCCAGCTGCTTGTTGAACTTGTCGGCCGCGTCGGCCTGTTCGCGCGTGACGGTGGCGTTCAGCTCGCCGCCTTCGGCCAAGTCCTTCAGCAGCGGGGCCACCTGCTTGATGCTCTTGCCGAACAGCTCTTGCACAACGCGGGCCTTGTTGCCGTCGTCGGCGTAGCCGTTCAGGGCAATGGCCACCTGGCGCAGCGCTTCAGCGGGGTCGATGCGCTTCAGCTCGGCCGCGTCCAGGTTCAGGGCCTTGAAGGCCGCGCCGATGGCGTTGTTGGGCTTGGCGTCGCCCAGGGCCTTGTTCAGCTTGATGATGGCGTCGCCCACCACGTCCATGCCGGTACCGGTGCGGGCGGCGATGTCTTCCAGTGCGCTGAGGTTTTCGATGCTGGCGCCGGTGGCGTCGTTCAGGTCATTCAGCGCGTCCAGGCCGTCCAGCGTGGTGCGGAAGAACTGCGTCAGGCCGGCCACACTGAAGGCCGCGCCCAGGGCCGCGCCGATGCCAACCATGGCCCCTTGCAGACGTTTGTACCGGCCCTCGATCTGCGCCGCGTTCTTCTCGGCAATGCGGCCGGCCTTGTCCATGCCCGACTGCAGTTCGGCGAGCTGCGCGATCAGGTTGATGCTGAGGGTTGCGAGTCCGGGTCCCATTCAAGCCTTCTTTCTGTCGGGTTGGTGCATGCGGATGGCCACCAGGCGCTGCACCAGGCCGTCGATGTCGGTCACGCCCATCCAGCCCGCCACCAGGGGCAGGCCGGCCCAGTCGATGCCGCCCATGCCGTTGGCCAGCAGGCGGTACACGGCAAAGGCGTGTGCATCGGCTTCACTGGCTTGCGGCGGGTCTTCGCCCTCGAACTCGACGCCATCGGCTACGTCAAGGAGGGCGTGGAGTTTTTTGCGACGGCCTCGCGCGCTTCCAGGTGCTGCGTGACCGCGTCAGCCATGGCCTGTGCCACCGCGGGCACGGCTTCGGAGTTGTCACGCACCCAAGCGGCCCACAGCTCGCGGTTGAAGGGCACCACGTCGGCGGCGCCGATGGCCGGGCCCAGCAGCACCGCTTCGGTGAAGCCGGACCAGCCGCAGGCGTACTGGACGATGTGATCCAGCTTCACGCCGCGGACCAGCTGCGGCATTTCCACCTCGGGCGGGCGGTGGAACTGCAGGCGCAGGGGCGGCGTGCGGGTGCCCGGCAGGTCCACCCAGTGCGCGCGCTGTTCGGCCATCTTGGCCAGCAGAGCCTGAACTTCCATGCTCAGGCGGCCAGCTTCAGCACGAAGCCCTTGACGGCCATGTCCAGGCTGCCCGTGCCAACAGCGCCCTGCGCCACGCTTTCGCCGGGCAGGCTGGGCTCTGCACGGAAGATGCGCACCGCGCCGTTGGGCAGCGTGATGCGCACCACCACCGCGCCCTGGCTCTGCACGGCCGCTTCCAGCAACTGCATGGCCGCGCTGGGCGTGTCTTGCGCAATGACCGCCACGGTGACGTTGCTCACCGGCAGCAGGCCCTGCTCTTCTTTCTTCACGATGTCCAGCAGCGTGGTCACGTCCAGCTTGTCGGCCGCGCCGCCGCCGATGTCGTAGCTGGTGGCTTCAGCCAGCGTGGCCCAGGTGGCCACCGGCACGAAGCTGCCCGACGTGAAGGCGCTGTAGTTGGTGGTGTTCAGGCCCTGCAGCTCGAACGTGTTGGTGGCCTGGTTCTTGACGCGGCACGCCTGGCTTTCGAGCTGGGCCATGCCGCCCACGGTGGTGAAGTAGCCCACCGTGTCGTTGGCCATGCCGTGCGACGCGCTGGTGGCCACGCCGGGGCTGGCCAGGGTGACCGCCGTCACCGTCTTGGCGGCTGCGTAGGTGGCCGCGATCTCGACCTTGATGTTCCGGCCTTTGACGTTTGCCATTGCTGGCTCCTTTCAGAAAAGAAAAAGGCCGCTCAAGGCGGCCGGGTTTGGAAAACTTGGGGTGCCCCTGTCGGGTCAGCCCCACCACTCCACTGCCAGCGTCACGCCGTCCAGGCCCAGCTCGGGGTCGTGGGCGGTGGTGCGGGTCAAGACACAAGCGCCGGTGTCGGGCGCCGCGGCGGCCACGGCAGCCACCACGGCGTCGGCCACCTGGTCAGCCTCTGCGCCCGTCGCGGCCCAGCAGTCCACCTGGATGGCGCACTGGTCGGCCAGCAGGCTGTTGTCCAGGCCCAGCGTGCGGTCGTGCGTGCAGGCGTACACCACCAGCGGCAGCGGCGAGTTTTCGGGCACGGCGTTCAGCGCGATGCGCGTGCCCACCAGGGCCACCAGCGGCGCGTGCGCGGCCAGCGTGGCGCGGAAGTCGGTTTCGATGCTCACGGTGCGGGCGCCTTGGGCTTGTTCAGCCGCTGGATCTGCGGGCCGATGGTCTTGATGAAGATCTGCAGGGCGTCGGGCAGGCGCTTGGCGGCCTTCTGCAGGAAACCGAAAGCGCGCATCGCGCCGACAGCGCGAAGGGCTCGCCGCGCACGTACCCCCTTGATGCCCAGCTTCTTGACTCGCACCACGCGACTTCTGGCAGCCTCGCCGCCGCGGGCCTGACGGCCAAACTCCAGCCACCGCCAGTAGTAAGGGTCGTTCGGGCTTTTCGCTCCCCTCTGCTTGGCCCTGATCTGAACGCCATTTCGATAGATCGAGCCCTTGGCTGGCCGCACGTTCACGAACACTCCAACGTCGCCCTTGCGGCTGGCCAGCTTGCTGGTTCGCACGCTGATGGCCTTCTGCACCGTGCCGGGCTTACGGTAGCCCTTGCGCACAGCCAGCGAGGCCGGGTTGATGACGGGCGTGAAGCGGCGGGCTTCGCGCTGCACCAGGCGCGCGCCGGCGGCCAGGGCGTTGCGCAGGGCACGCACGCGCAGCTTGGGCACCAGGCCGGCCAACGCGGCCTTCAGTTCCGGGATGCCGGTGACGCGGGCGCCGATCATTGGCTGTCCCTGATGCCGCCGCTGCACATCAGCTCCAGCGTGTGCATGCCGCCATTGACGTCGATGGGCTCGGCCACGATGGCGTGCGGCACACCACGCCACAGCACGCGCATGGTGCCCACCACATCGGCGCGGTAACGCAGGGTGAACTTGACCGAGGCCTCGCTCTGCATCTGGCCGGCGGCAAAGAATTCACGGCCTCGAACCGGCTGTGCAGACGCCCACACAGTGTCCACATCGGTCCAGGCTTCCACGCGCTGGCCCAGCGCGTCGCTGGACGTGCTGGGCTGCTGCAGCGTGATGAGCTGGTTCAGGCGGCCGGCTTGCATGGTGTGTCTCAGCCGTAAACCTTGAAGGGGTCCAGCAACCGGCTGGCATAGGCATCGGGGCCGGCGTCGGCCTTGGCCATGGCCACCAGGTCGCGGTTGTCGTAGTGGGTGGCCACCTGAACCATGATCCAGTCCACCAGGCCGTCTGGCACGGCGGCCGGCGTGTTGCCGTAGCCGCAAACGAACCGCACCCGCACGGCATTGGCCACGTCAAGGGTCGCTGGCCACGTGGTGCCGTTGGCTGCAAAAACTGCCGCCGGCTGGACATCGGGGTCCAGTGCATAAGCGCTGCTGGGCAAGACCTGCAGGGCGCCGGCGGCGTCCAGGTAGCTGATCGAGCTGACACTCATCACGGGCGGGTGAGCCAGCTCGATCTCGGCGCCGTCGCTGGGAAACGCATCCAGCAGCAGCTCCCACTGTTGCTGCATGATGGCGCGGCCTGTCCGGTGCTCAGCCCGGCCCGTCGCAGCGCGAATCAGGCGACTGATGTAGGCGTCCTCAACCGACCCACTTTGCACCCGCAGCTCTTGCTTGGCCTGGGCCAGGTCCACAGCCAAGACGCTGGGCGGAATGATGAGTTTCAAAGACATGGCGACTCAGCTCCGGTTCAGTACAAGACGCGGCGAACCGGCTGCACATTCCTGCGCGTCTTGCGCCGGCCAGGAATCACAGTCGGGGCCACGACCACTGCTTCGACCGTCAGCGTGGCAACCGCACTCGTCACGCTGCCCACGCCGTTGCTCACCACCACCGACACCACGCCGCCGTTGTCCGCCAGGGCGGTGGTGCGCGAATAGCTGAGGCTGTTGGTGCCGACGTTGACCGGCGCACCACCCACTGGCGTGAACCGCCACTGGTACGACAGCGGCGCAGACCCAATCGCACCGACAACGAACGTGGCAACGGCGCCCTCTGCCGCGGTCTGCCCCTGCGGCTGCGTCACGATTTGCGGCACAGCGGCCACACCGACGGACACCGCCTCGCGCACCACGTCCACCACCCGGTCGAACACCTCGACAGCAACCTCCTGAGAAAGAGGATTGCCCGTCGTGATGGTGCTCTCGCTGACCACCGGCGCCCCTGTCTCGGGGGTTGCAAACAGCCGGTAGCCAATGGTGTCGGCCCGCCCTGGCGTGATGTGCTGGAACGTGCCGTCGTCCAGCACGTTCAACAAGCCGAAGTCAGGCAGGTTCAGGATCAGCCACAGAAGCTGCGTGTTCGTGTCGCCGGGGTCCAAGTCGTCCAGCAGCGGCGATTCGAACTCGGCACCCAGGCCGGTCGGAATATCCGCAGGCAGGATGCCCAGTTCACCGAAGAACAGGCGCTCGGGGTTGCGGCCGAACAGGATCACAGCGTGGCCCCAAGCAGCTTGATGTCGCGGGCGTTGTCGCTTGTTCGGCGGAAGACCACTTCATAGGTCGTGCCCAGGTCCAGCGCGGGGTGTTTCCAGTCCGACAGGCGGCCCGCCGTGTCGGTGGTCAGCGTGCCGCTCAGGGCAACCACGGCTCCGGTGGATGCGTCGTTGGCGCGCACCACCACTCCAGCCCCCACACTGAGGCCCAAACCCACCAGCGAGCCAACGAAGCTGCCAGCCTGCATCTTGGCCAGGCTGCTGAAGTTGAAGCCGTAGATGGGGAAGGTGACGTTGGTTGCAGTGCTCCAGGCGCTTCGGTTCCCGGCGGCGTCATAGGCCCTCACTCGGTAGCTGATGGTGCTGCCGGCCGTGCGACCGGAGATGGCGACTGCCAGCGCCGCGCTGCCGGTGTCAACGATGGTTTCGGCGTCGATCTGGTATTCGTAGCCTGCAACCCCCGTGTCGTCGGTTGCCGCGGTGTGCGTCATCGTGACCGCGCTCTTGGTCTTGCCGCTTTCGACGGGCGTGCCAGGGGCGCTGGGAGGCGTGGAATCGTCGCCGACCTCGTTCACGGTCAGCAGGGCATAGTCGGTGGTGACCGTGCCCTCTGCGTTCGTGGCTTCCAGCGCGTAGGTGTCGCCGTCGTTGTGGTCGCCGCCAGACACTGACGTGGCGCCGGTGACATAGGTCAGCGTGGTGGCGCCAGTGCCGCCCACCACGTTGGCGCCAGAGCCCGTGCCCCCTGCCTTGCGCTTCCACTGCAGGCTGGTGGCGCCGGTGATGTTGGCCGTGAAGCTGCCGGTGTTGGGCTCAACGACAGTGCGAGCCTCGGGGTGCTCCACGATCACCGGGGGCGTCGGCGCGGCGATCTCGCGCAGGCGCAGCAGGATCACGGGGCCAGTGGGGCTGGTGGTGTTGGCGGTCGGAGGCAACGCCATTGTGAGGGTGGGCGCAGCCGACGCCGTGCCTGCCACCAGCGCGTGCTCGCTCATGCCGATGGCTTGATCGCGGCCAGTGCCTGTGGCCTGTTCGATGCGTTCAACCGCGGAGCCCCACGTCGTCACGCCCGCCGCACTGATGGCTTGGGTGTTGATGTCGGTGACTGAATTGGTGTTCGCGGCGTAGATCGCCAGCACCAAGTCGCCTGCTGTCATACCCGGGTTTGACCCCAAGACAACAGCCCACGATGTTGATGCTGTGCCCTGCCCGCCCACCGCAGATGCGATGTCGAACGTGCTGCCAGCGCCGGCCGTGTGACTGACCATGAAGCCCTGCGTCACGCTGCCACTCGGCACGTTGACTGTGACCGACCCGGTTTCGCTGCCGCTGGCAGTCTTGGTCAGCACGGCCAGCGTCACACCGCCTTGGTCACTGACTGTGTCTGAACCAAGGCCCGCCGTGTGCGTGGCTTCCAGCGTGAAGCCGGCCACCGTATCGTGCACGACTGGCGGGCTTTTGTAGGCCAGCACCAGCGTCAGGTTCTGGCCTGCGGCAATGCCTGAAGGGTAGGCCACTGAAACGGAGGTGGACCCGTCCGCAACAGCCGAGATGGCGCCAAAAGTGATGCTCATGCTTATGCCTCGACGTGGCCGTTGATGGTGAGGAAGTAGTCCAGGTCAGGGTGCCCGCCCCAGGGCTGCGCAGAGGCCGGGATTTGCCACTGGGGGAAGCCGTCGATGCCGCCGAGCCAGCGGCGGCCGGCGCTGTCGTACAGGGCCTTGCCGGCTGCGTACCTGTTCTTGTCCACGGTGATGTCACCGGACTTGACCTGTGACACTTCAACCAGGCCATAGTCGGCGCCCGCGTAGATCAAGCGGCCCAGCCCCACTGCGCAAGCGGTGCTGTAGCCAACATCAGCCCACTGACCGCCTGCGCCCTTCGGCACTTCGGTAGACGAAACGGAGAAGTAGCCCCACGAAGCGCCGCCGGGCAGGAACGCCCACGGTGCCGAGTTCAGTTGCACTTCCCACGAGCTGACGAAGATCGTGCCGCGGGGGCCAAAGGTGCCGTCGCTCAGGGCAATCTTGCAATACTCGGCTTTGCTGACCGGATTGAACTGCGCAGAGACTTCCTGCACCCCGGTCGTCAGGTTGACCCGCTTCACCTGCCCCAGCACGATGCTGCCGAAGTACAGCCAGCCGTCTTGCAGATACAGCCCTTCTGGCAGCAGCGCATAACCCACCGACGCGGCGCGTGCCGTGGCGATAGCGATGCCGCTCTGCAGGGTCGGGCGGTCATCGTCGGTCACGTAGGCCAGCGATGACGCGCCAGGCGGCGGCCCCACCACCACACGCACCAATTCACCCGTGGTGGCGTTGTATTCAACGATGCGGTTGTCACGGCGCTCGCTGACGTAGATCGAGCCCCCGCCGTAGACCACATCCCAGGCGTTGTGGGAGTCTGCGATGAACTCGGTCACGACAGGAACAGCCTCGTGACTGTCGTGGCCGAAGACCACCTTCAGCACCCGGCCAGGGCGCCCGTTGACGTTGGTCGAAAGCGAGTCAGCAACGAACAGCGTGGGCGCAAGCGATGCTTGGTGCGGGTGCTCAAAGATGCCATCACCCCGATCCACCGTGCGAGTGGTGTCAAGGTTCTCTTCTATGATCGTTGGCGTGGCCCAGTTGAAGCCCCAAATCAGATGGAAGCCGCGGCGGGCTTCGGGGATGGCAGACCAGTTGCCCACCAACACGCGGCCAGTAGGTGTGTGGCGGTAGCCGACAAGCCGCTCAATGTGGCCGTCAGGGTAGACCTTGCCAATGCTCCACGGGTCTGCGAAGTAGATCACCGCGCCCAAGCTGTTGTCGTCTTCGTCGAACCGTTCGCGCCCGACATGCAGGTGGGTGGCGCCAGACAGCAAGCCGACGCCGAACGGTCCATCCCGCAGAATCACCCCGGGTTCCTCAGCAGCCAGCGTGTTGAAGGCATACGCCTGCGAATTCATGCAAGAAGCAACGATGCCGCCACCAGCGTTGCCCTGCAGCCCGGAGGTACCTAGCGTGACATTGGTGGTGTCCAGGTAGTTAACGTAGGGAAGGTCGCCGTTCGTTGGCCGCACAAGGTTGCGGCGGTACATGCTGGTGCGTGGCAGCGCGGTTGAGAATGGCACCACGGCACGCCACGGCTCAATGGCAAACGTGGGCGGGTCGATAGGCAGTGGGGCCTTGGCCCAGCGTGCGGCGCCCGGGTCTTCGTGGTTCAGCGCCCAGCTACCCGACTGCGTAGGCGCCCAGGTTGCAGATGCCCACGCAGACGGTGCGCCTACGTACATCCAGTAGGGGTGGGCTGTCTCGGTGCTGGAGCCCACGGGGCGGATGTCGAACAGGTGCCAGCCATCAGGCAGGCTGCTCAGGTCCACATTCAGGAACGCGCTGCGCTGGGCGCCTAGCGTGCCGGTGCGGGTGGCAAACACTTGCGGCTCACCATCACCCAACGGCGTGATGAGCAGTTCGTAGCTGTTGACCTGAAACGTCGGATTGTCGAAGCCGTAGCCGGCCACAACGAATTCAATGTCGTCCACCACCGCCTTCGGCCAGAAGACGTTTCGCACAAAGCGCACGTACCGGCCCAGGTCGTTGAACAAGCGAAACTGCAGCACCCCAGCCAAGTTGAGCACACGGCTGTTCAGCACGCCGACACCCGCGCTGGGCGGTGGCGGCGGGGGTGGCGGTGGCGGGGGCGGTGGAGTCCCGCCGCTGCCGATCTGGCGGCCGGCGGCGACACTGGCGCCTACCGCCACGAAGTAGGTGTTGGCGCGTGCGGTGGCCATCAGTAGCCCCAGGCTGCGGCCAGAACCTCGATCTCATCACCCACGCCGATGGCCAGCGTGCCGGCCCCGTTGTCGATGACGATCTTTGCGCCAGAGCCGGGGATGCCCACGGCCGGCGAGCCGACCTCGCTGCTGACCGTCTTGTAGAGCGTGCCGGCCTGGGTCATCCAGCGGGCAGCAGCCGCAGTGCCTGCAGCGGCGCCGCTGACCACCTTGGGGAAGCCGGCAAAGGTGAGGGCTGCGGTGGTGCCGCTGACGGTGCCGGCCGGGTCATCCAGCGTGACGCTGAACAGCACCGTGCCGCCGGCGGAGAGCACTTGAAGCGTGCCGTCGGCCAGGTCGTCGCGGCTCTTGGTCTGGCGGCTGATTTGGCCGGCTAGAGCAAAGGTCATGGGTGCTCCGTGGAAGTGGTCTGCAGACGCCTGCACAAAGCACAAGGCGCCAGGCCTTGCGGCACTGGCGCCTTGTGCAGGCGGTGGGCGGTGGGTTGCTCGCCTGGTGCGATCAGGCCGCGACGCCGGCGCCGATGGCCGAGGCGATGACCGATGCGTCGTGCGCGGTCGGGCGCAGGCCGGCCTGGTACTGGATGGCGATGATTCCGCCCACGACGGCATTGGCGGCGGTGCGCGTCAGTGACGCAAACATGTAGCGCAGCGCGGGCTCGTACACGTCCACCACCAGCGCCTTGGAGTCGGCCGTGCTGGCGCCCGCGGTGAAGGCCGTGGTGGCCTTCTGCGTCACCGGCGTGGGGCTGGACGTGCTGTTCGCACTGTTGCCCTTGGCGGTGAGCGTGAGGACAGAGGTGTCAGTCACATCGCCGAGCAGCGCGATGAACATGACGCCGGCATAGCCCTGCATGTCGAGAACTGAGGAGTCGATCGCGGTGGTGGCGGCAGCTGCCGCGCCCGAGACGACGGTGATCTTCACGTCGGTGCTGAGATTCATGATGGGTTCCGTTCTGAATGAGGTTTGGGCGCCGGCCCCACTGGAGCCGGCGTGTTGACACTTTCCTGGGCCCGTGTCCGGTCGTTCAGGAGCCGAACTTCAGGAACTTGACGGCCTCGAAGTTCATCGCGCCGCCGCCGGTGCGCTTGGTGCTGTAGAACACCACGAAAGGCTTGGCGGTGTACGGGTCGCGCAGCGTGCGCACGCCCATGCGGTCCACGATGGTGTAGGCCTGGCGGAAGTCGCCGAAGGCCAGCGACAGCGAGCCGGTGGCCAGGGCCGGCATGTACTGGTCCACACGCACCGGGTAGCCCATCAGGCGCTCGGGGGCGCCGACTTGCATGCCCGGTTCCCACAGGTAGCGGTTGGTCGTCGACTCTTTCAGGCCACGCGCCGCGGTGCGCACTTCGCGGCGCATCACGAACTGGGCGTTCTGCAGGAAGTGGTCCTTGAACGCGCCCATCAGCGTGTTGATGGGGTCGAACTGCGTGGTGTGGAAGGCACCGTTGGCGCCGCTCAGCACGTGTTCGAAGGTGCCCCAGGCGCGGCTGTCGTCGCCGGTGGCCAGCGTGGGGTAGGCCGCCAGGCCGCGGGGTTGGCCCACGCCGGTGCCCTGCCAGAAGGCGCTGCCTTCGACGCGGCCGAACTTGTCGGCCACCTTGCCGGACAGCCAGCCTTCCACGTCGGTGGCCGCGTCGTCGATCAGCTTCTGGCTGATCTTGGGCATGGCGTACATCTCGTGCGCGGCGATCTCCCAGCGGCGCACCTTCGGCGTGTCGCTGTCCGACCGCGCGCCCATCTCGGCCACCCAGCCGGCGTCGGCTTCGTCGTCGTCCACCACGCCTTCGATCTTGTCGGTGCCGATCATCTGCACTTCGGCCAGCTGGCGCATGATCGACTGCTCGTACAGCTTGGTGACCATGCGGCCCTGGGTGGACTGCGGCAGCAGGTAGCCGCCGTCGGGGTCGCTGCCGGCGCTGAGAGCCTTGCGCTCGTCACTGCTCAGACTGTCGACCGGCACACCGGTGATGACCTTGAAGAAACCGCTCTTGTACTGGGCGTAGGCGTCCTGCGTCAGCTCGCCGGGGAAGGCGCGGCCCTTGATCTGGTACTCGGCGCGCAGGGCGTTGTTGAAGCCCTTCAGTTCAGACGCCTGCGCAGCAGCGTCTTTCGGGTCGACGCCACCCAGGCCACCCGGGCGGGCCAGCTTGAGCATCAGTTCGTCGAACTGGGCCTTCACTTCGGCCAGCGAGTCCATGTCGGCCGACACCTTGGCCAGCTTGGCTTCCAGGTCGCTGACGGCCTTGCCGTCGGCCTTGGCCTTGACCAGCGCGTCGTTGGTTTCCTTGAAGGCCTTCCAGGCCTTGCCCTGGTCTTCCATCAGGCGCTTGATCTCGATGATGGCCGGCGGCGTGTCGTCACTGTCGCCCTCGCCTTTCATTTCGTAGCCGTCATGGATGGCGCGGGTGATGGCGGTGGGTGCCATGCCGGCCAGCAGCAGGGCGCCGCCATCTTGCAGCGCCAGCTGCACGAATGCAGCGGGCACGGCCGGGTCGATGGCGGCGAACACGCCGACCGCCACGGCGATGAGGGCCGCAAAGACGGCCAGGTTCTTGAACAGTTTCATGATGGGTTCCTTGGATGGGTGGGTTTCAAGAGGGAGCGCGGGTTACAGCTCGGCCCGCAGTTGCCGCGCGAGCGCGGCGAGGTCGCCCAGACCACCAACATCACGCTGGTGCGGTTGCGAGATGAAGCCCTTGGCCACGATGGCCTTGGCTTCTGACACCGAGAAGCCCGCATCACGCAGGGCCTGCTCGGCAAGACGGATTCCGTGCGCCCCCTTGGCGCTGACGCGCGCCTTCGGGTTTGCCGGGAAGGTGACCAGGCTGATCTCGATCAGCTTGACTTCGGTAAGGGTGCGGCGCGGCTCGTCGGGCTTGTCGCTCATCTTCCACTTGACGGGCCGGTATCCGATGCTCAGGCCGGTGATGGCAGGCCGCGGCTTCATCTTCATCAGCGTGAAAGCGTCCTTGCCGCGGGTGGTGGGCGCCATGGTCCCTTCGAGCACCAGGCCGACGTCGTCTTCGGCCATCTCGGTCCACACGCCGGCAGGCATCATGTCGTCGGCACTCATCTGCCAGCCGCCGTGCTGCAGCAGCAGGGCCGGCCAGTTGCCGCTGGCCTTGGCCTCGCGGATGGTGTTCTTGAAGGCACCCTTGGCGATCACGTCACCGTAGCTGTCGACGTTGCCGAAGACGGCGCCGTAGCCCTTGAAGGTCATCTGGTCGGGGTCCGCGCCGGCGTCGAACTTCAGTTCGATGAGGCCGCATTCCACGCGGTCCAGGTTCGGCCCGCTCTTGTACTGGACAGGTTGCAATTTCATGTTCACGGCTCCTCGGTGGCGGGCTCGGGTTTGGGCGCGGCAGCGGGCACGTTGGTGGCCACAGGGAGCCGCGCCGCGGTGCCACCCATGGGGTTGAATTCTTCGAGACTGCGCACTTCGTCTTGCGTCATCCAGGCCGGCGAACCGCCAGAGCCCAGAGCTTTGGAAAAGTAGTCGGCGCGATCCTTCATCGAGCCACGCATCAGGCCGTTGCCGATGAACTTGGCGTAGATGCCTGCGGCTTCGTCGCGCAGCGTCAGCAGGTTGCAGTCGATGCTTTGCTCGATGCGTTCCCACCAGCCCGACAGGGTGTGCACCACGTGGGCCTGGAACATGGCCTCGACGCTGGCGTAGGTTGAAGACTTGTCGCCGCTGAAGACCATGATGGGCATCACACCCATGGCGCGGCAGACTTCTTCAACCTGGAAGCGGCGGGTTTCCAGGTGCTGGGCATCGACGCCAGTCATGGCTTGATTGAGCCACTTGGCGCTGCGGTCCAGCACCATGGGCAGGTCACTGTTCTCGCCGGCGTGGTTGTCGACCAGGAAGCGCCGCAGCTGCTTGTACTGCTCAGGGTTCAGCGTGCCTTCGACGGAGTAGGTGCCGCTGGGCTTGACGCCGTTTTTGTGCAGCCGCGCCTGGCTGCCTTCCGTGGCGATGGACAGGCCGATGGCTTCGCGTGCCATGTCCAGCGCGTCCAGGGCTTCCCAGCCGCACCAGCTGGGGCCCTTCAGGTGCCAGATGACGCTGCTGTCGAATTCCCGCACCAGGCCGTCGCGGCCGGTGACCTTGTAGATGACGGTCAGGCCGTCGGCCGCCAGGTCGGTGGTCACCTTGCCCGGCTCGAACGGGATCAGCTCGCGGATCTGGCCGCCGACAATGGTCTTGTAGCAGTAGGCCCGGCCGGCCAGCACCAGGTGCAGGCCCAGCATCTCGCGGAACTCGAACGAGGTTTGCCACGGGTTGGGCTTGCGGTGTAGCACGCGGTACAGCGGATGCTTGCGGGCCTGCTGCTTGTTGCCGGCGTCGTCTTCCTGGAACAGCTTCAGCGGCACCTGCGCGATGCCGTTGGCGATGACGCGCGCGCAGGCGAACACGGTGGCGCAGCGCAGGGCTTCCTTCAGCCCGACAGGCTGGCCGGTCTTGCTGAGGCGCGAGCCGTAGATCTCGCGGAACAGTTCGAGCGTGGCGTTGTCGGCCTTGCGCTGCGACACCCACGACGTGAAGCGGCCGAACCAGGTGCTCACGTCGCGGTCTCCCAGAACGAAGCGGCCATGTCACCCGCCCCCACCATCGCCCGGCTCATGGCCAGGATGACGGCCACCGCCGCGTCGATCTTCTTTTCGGCGCTGCCCTTGCGCGGGAAGATGTTCTCGTTGCGGTCTTCGAAGACCTCGACGTTGCTGAACATCCACATGGTGGCTTTGTTGCCGTCGTGGTGGAAGCGGCCGGCGTCCACCAGGGCGCTGATCAGCTTCATGGGTTCGCTGAGGTTGCGCACGGTCATGGGGATGTCCACCACCACGTAGCCGCCTTCCTGCAGGCTGGGCGCGATCTCGCGCGAGCCCCAGGCGTCCATGGCCACTTCGGCCACCACGTGCAGCTCGCTGTCGGCTTCCACGTCTTCCTGGATCTGCTTCAGGTTGATCATGTTTCCAGGCGTCTGCACAAGGTAGCCTTCGGCCACCCAGGCCTGGTAGTGGCCGTTCTCGGGCTTGCTCACCGTGGCCTCGGGCAGCCAGTTGCGGGTGAAGGCGTAGTAATGCCACTCGCCGTCCACGACCTTGCGAAACAGCTTGGCCTTGCTGGCGATGTCCACCTTGCTGGCCAGGTCCAGGCCGTCCCAGCACTGCTCGCCGCGGAAGTCTTCTTCGCGCAGCGTGGGGTCGCTGGCGCGCTGCAGGCTTTCCAGGTTCAGCCACGGGCTGGCGGCGTTGACCCACACGTCCAGGTGCTTGGTCTTGAAGATGGCCTGCTTGCGCGGGTCCTGGATAGCCTCCAGCTGGTCGGCCAGCAGCGAGTCGGCCGAGATCGACACGCCGAAGTTCGGGTTGGCCTTGATCAGCGCCTCGGGCTTCGTCCAGTCGTCTTCGGCGTCGATGCCGAAGATGATGCCGAAGCGCTGTTCGTTCTCGGCCACGCCTTCCAGGATCTTCTGCAGCTCGACCTGGTGCGTGTAGCAGGGGCCGCCGATGTTGTTGCCGGCGGTGGTGATGACCAGCAGCAGCGGCTGGCTGCGCGCGCCCATGCCGGTTTTCATGGTGTCGTACAGCTCGCTGGTGTTGTGCTCGTGGTATTCGTCCACGATGGCGCAGCTGGGGCTGGCGCCGTCGCCGGGCTTGCCGATGACGGGTTCGAACTTGCTGTTGGTTTCCACCACCGCCAGGTTCGAGGCGCTGACGGTGACACCGTAGTAGGCGCGGAACTCGGCACCGGGCTTGCTGGCGGCCATGAGCTGCGCGGGGCGGAAGACTTCGTGCGCCTGCTTCTGGCTGGTGGCGCCGCTGTAGACCTCGGCACCGAACTCGCCATCGGCGGCCAGCATGTAGTTGCCCACGACGGCGGCGATGGTGCTCTTGGCGTTCTTGCGCGGCACGAACAGGTCAGCCTGGCGGAAGCGGCGCTTCAGCGTGGCGGCGTGAATCCAGCCGAAGATGACAGCCAGCACGAAGACCTGCCAGGGCTCAAGGCGGATGCGTTCGCCGCGGCCGGCCCAGTCGCCCTTGATGTGGGGCATGCGCTCAGCGAAGGCGCAGATGCGGTCGGCCGGGCGGTACTTCTTGCCCTTGGTGTCCACCAGCTCGGGGTTCCACACGTACAGCCAGCCGGCCGCAGCGCGCGCCAGGTCGCGCAGGTGGCGTTCGCAGGCCAGGCGCACCCACTTGCAGGCCGGCACCTTGCCGTCGACCACGCGCTGCGCGTAGTCGGTGGCGATGGCGGCGTAGTCCTTCATGGCCTCAGATGGAACCGAAGCCGCCGGCGGCGGTGTCGTCGCCCTGGTCGAACATGTCGGCCTGGCGCAGGTTGCTGGGGCTGACGCGGCTGCGTTGCGCGGGGCTCAGGCCGAACTCGGACAAGAAGCGGTTCACCTGCTCCATGGCCTTGTTGGCGATGACCCAGTGCGGGCTGTAGGTCATGTGGCCGCCAGGCGTGGGCACGGTGTAGCCGTCGCCGCCGGTGTAGGTCTCGCCCTTGGCTTCGGCGTCGGCCTGCTTCTGCGCGGCCAGCTTCTGCGCGCGCTGCAGCTGCAGCTCGGCCCACACCCAGCGGGCGTAGGCCTGGCAGTACAGCGCCAGGCTGGCGCAGTCCAGCTTGCTGATGAGGCCGTAGCGTTCCAGCTCGGCGCTGATGCGGCGCCACTCCTTGCGGGCCTCGGGCAGCAGGTGCGCGGGGCAGTTCGGGATCTCGACCAGCGGCTGCAGCGTGTCGACCAGGTCGCCGAGCGCCTTCTTGCTGGGGTTGCCCCGCAGCATGTGCACGTTCGACGGCAGCGGCTTCGGGCCCGGCTTGGCCATCAGGCGTTGCCCCCGGTGCGCTGCCAGAAGGGTACCCCCCCCTCCACAACCCCCGCACGAGAAAATTTGACTTCGAGATCGGTTTCCGTCGGTAGGGCTGCAGACATTTGCACCCCCCTCCCCTTGGCCGATTCCCCTGCCGTCTTGGCGTCGTGGCAGGGCTTGCACAGCGGCTGGATGTTGGCCGGTTCGTCGGTGCCACCTTCGGCCAGCGGCTTGATGTGGTCGCGGATCTCGGCCAGCACGCGCAGGCCATTGCCCTTGCACGCACGGCAGAACGGCTCGGCACTGAACAGCGCGGCACGCTGCTGCTGCAGCTTGCGGCCGGCGGTGCGCTTGACCTCGGGCCGAGCCAGCCACGGCGCAGGCTTGTGGGCAGCGCAACGCGACGTCCCTTCGGGCACGAGCACCTTGCACGTGATGCAGGGTTTGGGCGCGGCTTGGGGCATGGGTGTTTGTGCAGGCGAAACGACAGCGCCCCGGGGCCGTTGAGGGCCGCGGGGCGCGGGGCGCTGTGATGTGGTGAAGCCAAACCGCAGCGTGCCAGGAATGTGCCACTTCCTTCTAACGCGGAAAACCCCTGCGCTGCAGCGCCTCAACCCGTTGCCGTTCGGCACGCTGCCGATCCTGTTGTGCGAGGAAGTGATCAGCGAGCTGTCGGTGCGCTTGGCTGATGCGTGCGTACATCGTTGGCACGCTGCAGCACAGCGCCTGCGCCTTCTCCACATGACCGCCTGGCGCAAGGTAGAACTGATGCACGGTCAGACTCAGGCCACCTGGATGCAGGCGTGCAATCGCGCCGTCCATCTCTGAAGCCTCGGCATCAAAGATGGGCACCGACGCCGTGATGTACCCCGACCTGCCGCCGTTCGCACCGCCGAGGTCCGCCGACGCATAGCCCATGTCGCCACCACCACCGCGCGCGATCTTCCACCGCGCCCAGTTCTGCAGCCGCTCTTCGATCCAGTCAATCCGCGCCATCAACACCCCCTGGCCACTTCGTTGGCTTGAAGCTGCCAAAGACGCGCTCTACGCCATCAGGGCCCACCTCGACCAGGCGGCACGTTCCCTTGCCCTGCTTGCCGCCCAGCACGATGCGATCAGCGGCCTCGCGGCCCAGCTGCTGCCGCAGCCAATCGACTATGGCTGCCGACTGCGGCATCACTGCTCTCATCGTTCCTTCCGACTTGCCTTGCTGCTCTTGCTTCACTGTCCAACCTCCTGGTCCAACCGTCCAACCGTCCAACCTCGAAAACCCTCACATGCACACGCGCCTGCCTGCGGGGGCGCCCCGGCGCCCGCTCGCCCCTGCACACATGCGCGCCCGCGCCTGTGGGGCGCGGGACGGTTGGACGGTTGGACGCACACCGCTCCACGCCCGGTGGCCTGGGTGGCGTCCAACCTCAGAAAGGGGTGTTGGCCGGGGTTGGACGTTGGACGGCTAGAACTCATGCACCGTCTCCTCGACAGCGGGACCACCCGCTGCCACCGCGCCGCCCGGGCCCTGCAGCTGCTGCTGCGGGTTGGCCTTGCTGGCCGAGTGCTTGCCCGGCCGCCAGTAGCGGTGCACCCGAGCACCGCCGCCGTCCTTGTGCTTTTCCCAACCGAGCTTGTGCATCGCTATGCCGACCCGCGTGGCCATGCTGCGGCCGCCGTCGATGCGGTCCATGGGCACCATCAGGCAGCGCGTCAGCAGCTCATGTGCGGTGAAGTGATCCACCTCGCACACCTCCAGGCCGCTCTCGCCGTAATTCACCTTGCTGTCCACCCAGGTGGCCAACCGCTCAAACCACGGGTCCTGGATCTCGCGCCGCTCCTGCTGCGGCACCAAGTGCTCTTCCTCTTCCTCGCGCGTGGGCCAGCAGCGCCGCATCTCGGGGTCCGCATGGTTCAGCCGGTGTAGCGCCTCTGCCCAAAGCTGGTCCCGCCACGTGCCCAGCTTCGTCAGGTCGATGTCGCCATCGCAGGCCACCGGCCAGAAGCGCCTGGCGCCAGTCGGGTCCTTGAAGTACTCCGACTGATTGGTGGTGCCCGCGAACACACCGCTGCGCGGGCGGTCGACGTGCCGCCGCGCAAAGGGCTCGCGCACCCGGTCGTTGCGGCTGCTGACGTACTGCTTGACCGCCGTCACCTCGGCCTTGTTGAAGGCATCCAGCTCGCCGATCTCATACAGCCACTTGCCAGCCAGGCTGAGCATTGCGTCCTTGTCGCCCAGCCGCATGGGCGTGTCCGCGAACCAGTCGTCATGACCCACCAGCGTGCGCAGGGCCGTGCTCTTGCGTTTGCCCTGCAGGCCCTCTAGCACCACCATGTAGTCCATCTGGCAGCCCGGGTCCTTCACTCGCTTGACCATGCCCATCAGGAACCAGCAGCCCACCATTCGGGTGTACTCGCTGTCCTCCGCGCCCAGGCACTCGTGCAGCCAGTGGCGCAGGCGCTCCACGCCATCCCAGGCCGGCAGGCCCTTCAGGTACTGCAGCACGGGGTGGTAGCGGTTGTGGTACGCCGCCATAGCCACGCCGGCCACCAACGTGCCCTCGCCCTTGATCAGCAAGCGCTCGTGCTTGGCCAGGAACAGCCCGAGGAAATAGTCGTCGTTGGTGGTCCACTCGCCGGCGTCGCTCTGCCAGGGCGGCCGGCGCTGCTTCATCACGCGATGGCTGAACTCGTCGTAGCCCACCAGGCCTTTCAGCGCCGGGTGGTGCACCAGGCAGACGTACACGTTCTCCCGGCAGTCCTTCTTCGCACCGTTGAAGCGGATGAGGTGATCGCGCCAGGCGTGCCCGTCGTCATCGTCCGGCTCCGCGCCGGCCGCATCCTGCGGCGGCGGCTCATTCGGTGGCGGGCCATCCCCACCCGATGCGGAGCCCGACGAAGGGGTAGAAATGCCTTCGCGCGCCCGCGCGCCTGGCGGCTTGCCCGCAGGCTTGGACGTGCGCGGCGGCTTCCACCCGGCGTCCATCGCCATCTTGAAGACCGTGGCCTCGGTGAAGCCGCTGCCGTTGAAGCTGGCCCACTTGCGCTGCAGCAGCTCACTGCCCGGGTACTTGGCGCCCTTGCTCGACCAGTAGTCCCACAGCCTGAAGCCGCCCTCGCCCAGGCCTGCCTTCAGCGCCATGCCCACGTGCACCCAGTCGTCGTGCCCCAGGTCCGCGCCCAATGCTTGCAGGGCCGACTCCAGCCGCGCCTGCAGGTCTCCGGCGGTGCCGCGCTCCGGCGTCGCAGGCCGCGGCGCGGTCGCCTTCGCGCGCTTCACCGTGGCCCGCAGCCTGGCCAGCACTGTGTCGCTCAGCGGGTTGACCGTGTCCGGCGTGCCCTCCCAGCGCCGGCCGGTGAAGGTGAAGTACAGCCGCTCGGTGTAGACCTCCACGCCGATGCTGTTGTCCTTGAAGACTTTGCTCTCGCCCTCTTTCACCTGGCCCGAGCAGATGATGTGCACGCCCTTGCCGCTGGGGCTCAGCTCTGTGTAGCTGGCGCAGGCCTCGATGATCTTCTGGCAGCGGTCAGACACCACACCGTCCGCATCGATGGCGCCGTCGATGTCGATGCCCACCAGGCCGTCGCCCGGCAGGAACGCGAAGCCGATGCCCGTGTGCAGGCCGCGCTTCAGGTGCGTCAGCGCCAGGTCGAAGGTGGCCAGCTCTTCCCGGTCGTCGATGCTGCCCTGCGTGCCGCGGCGCTTGCGCCCGCTCACGTAGTACGGCACCTTGCGTGGCTTCTTGTCGCCTTCGTACTGCTCGAAGCGCCACAGCAGCCACTGCTTGCGCTCGCGCATCAAGGCCGGCACAGACGCCTGTACCGCGGCCAGCAATGCCGCCAGTTCGGGGGTTTGCATGCGTAGGTGTGGGGCTTAGCGGATCTCGGCCAAGCACTGCGCCGGGTCATGCTCGACCGGGCGCTCCCAAAAAGAACGCGCCATCACCTGTCTCACGCCCACATGCTGTTCATCGCCAGCGGGCTCCGGCTTGGCCAATGTGTACACGTTCAGGGGGCGGCACACACCCGGCACGCTGAGCTGGTCGACCTTCTCGATCTCGCCGGCGCGCGCCATGTCGTGCAGAGTCCGCCGCGTTTTCTCGTAGGCCACCTGCGCCAGGCCCGCGACGTCGGGCCCGGTGAACGACCCGCGCTGTTCGTACAGTGAGGTCGCCGCACTGGCCACCGCCAGCCGGATCTCGCCCCGCGGCCGCATCAGCCCACCTTGCGCATGAAGCGCCAGTTGCCGGCGGCCAGCATGAAGCCGTCGGCCATGCTGCCACCGGCCTGCTGGGCCTGCGCGGTGTCGTACACGAAGTGCGCCACCTCGCGGCCCTGGGGGTCCTGCGTGATGTCCACAAAGCGGCAGCGCCGGGCCAGCGGGCTCAGGTAGACGCAGCCACGCGAAAGGGCCAGCGTCTGGCCACTGCTCACCCGCGTCATGCTGCCGCCCCATCGGGTGACGGCACCGCACGCAAGCGCTGCAGCCGTTCCAGCGTGACCAGGGCGGTGGCCAGCGTGCGGGTGCTTTGTTCCACCACCGTGGTCAGCCGGTCAACCTCTTCGGCCTTGCTGACGGGGCGCACCTCGTAGCCCACCTCACCGCAGATCCACGACATGGGCCCGTGCTGGCCCGCGTCGCGCGCCCATGACAGCAGCTTCATGGCCTGGCCCACGGTCAGCCGCTCTGCGCGGCCGACGTTCAGGCAGTCCAACAGCTTGCGGCCGGCCGCGTCGGGCGACAGGTCGGGCCACAGCAGTGCCCCCACGCGCTTGGCGCCACCCAGGTGCTGAACGGCAGCGCGCAGGGCGTCTTCCGGGCTTTCAAAAAACGGGATCTCAGACTGCATACGAACCCTTCCGACAATTTCGGAACCGTTCGGAATGCCTCCAAACGGCAAAAAAAAGAGACTTCAAGCCATGCCTTCGACCGACCAGGAGTGCGGCACCGCACCGACACAGAGGAATCCACGCGGCCACAGTGCGGCGCCGCGATGCGCGCCAACGCTTTTGTGGACCGGCAAAGGGTGGGCGCCCTGCCCTGGATATGCTGTTGGCTGCTACACGCAACAGCCCAAGGAGGGCGCCCATGGAAACAAGCAAACCAGACTGGGCCACGGTGACCCAGTTCGAGGTGGGGCAAGTGATGCACGAGCGCTTTGCGGTCATGCTGCGCCTGCACTTTCAGCTGCCAACGCTGCCTGGTACACCGCCAGCGCCCGTGCAGACAACTCTTCCTCTGTACCTGACAGAGCGGCAAGCAAAAGACCTGCTTTTGGCTCTGGGCCGACAACTCGGGTTTCCCGGCACGGGTATGCCAGAGACACCGTCAGCAAAGGGGCACTAGGCGGCATCGCGCGCCTCTTCGGGTTGCGTGACGGGGATGGTCGGTGCGCCTTCGGTGCCGATCAGCTCGGGCCAGATCAGGTGCCAGTCGGCCGAACGCAGAAGCCACCGCTTCAGCCTGCCGCCGGATACCTGCTCCAAACGAACTGCCTCTGCAGCATCCATCCGCCTTCGACCGGACAGACATTGGTACAAGTACTGTTCGCTGACACCGGCGGTCTTCGCCAAGTTCATGCGCTCTGTTCGGGGAATTGACTCCATGCCCGAGCATAGCGTTTCGCTAGATGCACCGTCAAGCCTAACGCTAGTGTCGCTCTCTAGCGCCGTGCTTGAATAGCGCAATGAAAGGAACGGGAACTCGCGACCACTTGGCAGAGGCACTGCGCGCGCTCTGCATCCGGGAAGGCGGCGAACGGTCCGTGGCCGCAGTCGCTGGGGTCAACCCTACGTACCTTTGGCAGATTATTCATGGCGCACCGTTGCCATCTGGCCGGCCGCGTGGTGTTGGCCCCAAGCTGGCTGACAAGCTGGATAAATTCTTCCCTGGCTGGACAGATCCCCAGCACTCACTCGCAGGCGCTAAACCGAGGGGGGCGGTGGCTCACGTTTTGAGCGACCCCTCGCAATCAAACTCTGCCCTCATCTTTTGGGGAGAGGTTGTGAAGCAGTCGCTACCAGAACGTTTCCGGGTCGCAGCGCCAGACGACTCGATGTCACCTCGCGTGCGCGCTGGCCAGATATGCGAGTTCTCCACTACCGAGAAGCCCAGGCCGGGCGACGGCATACTTGTTCGGGACAGCACCGGAGCAACCTACTTTCGACGCTACCGCGAACGGCGCCCTGGCTCCTGGGAGGCTTTTCCCGAGAATGATGCGTATCAACCTCTGGACTCACAGGTCGATGACTTGCAAGTACTGGCCGTATTGGTAGCTGTTCATGCCAGATGGGGATAGGCAAGAAAAATCACATGATGCAACTCAACAGTTTAGCCGTTAGCTTCAGTCGCCGAGTTGCTGTCGTGACGATGGCGGCATGGGTCACTTCGGCTTTAGCCCAGCCTGAGCCCATTAGCCTCAAAGGGCATGAAATTGATGCTGAGATGACCGAGTGCCCTGCAGAGACAGTACAGACCAAAGAACAACGCGATGGCAGCATCTTCTGCGTTATGCCAGCCACGACACTGGCGGGCGAAGCGGTGGCCAGCAGCATGGTTCAACTGTGGCAAGGAAGAGTCGTTGCGTCCGCCGTGCTACTGCCTAGGAAAGGCGGCAAGGTTGGAATTCCCATAGTGAACGCACTTATCGAAAAGTATGGCCCGCCCACAGAGGCTAAGCCGCATATCAACCGGTACGTCTGGCATCGGGGCAGCCACGCGTTGTCCTTCGATGGCTACAGCGGGGTCGTGATTGCGACCAATACAGACGCACAAGACGCGCTCCGCAAAATCGCCGCGCGAAAGAACAAGACCGACCTTTGACGTGCTTCTAGCGTTTCGCTTGACGAGACTCTAGCTATTCGCTAAATTGCGCCCCGTCACTCGACGGAGCGCAAATGTCTGCACACCCCACCCCAGCCGCCCAAGCGGCCACCCTGCCCCTTCCGGCCCTAGGCCAACCCCTGCACGGCGGCGTCTACGCCGGCGTCACCACAGGCACTGACGGCGCGCTCTACGCGCTGGTCTTGTTGCCCGACAAGCCGGCCGAAGACCTGGACTGGCCCAACGCCTGCAGCTGGGCCGCGGGCCTGAACGCCCACCTGCCCACCCGCCCCGAAGCAGCACTGCTCTATGCGCTGCTGGCCGGCCAGTTCGAGAAGGACTGGCACTGGACCAGCGAGGTCTGCAGCTGGAACAGCTCGTGCGCCTGGGTCCAGCACTTCATCAACGGCCGCCAGCTCAACCTCCACAAGAGCTACGCCGGCAGAGCCCGAGCCGTCCGCAGATTCCCCCTTCAGTCCTTTGTTCCTTCGGTTGCGGCATGAGCGCCCTGGACGCCTTGAGCCGCAACCCCGACGCGGCCAGCATCTTCATGGCCGGCGTTGCGGGTGGTCTGATGCTCGCCGTCATCGTTGGCGTGGCCCTGATCCTGTGGAACCGCGACCGATGAGCCTGTACACCGTGCTCATCCTGGCGGTGCTGCCGGCGTCCCCAGGCCAACTGCCACCCACGCTGGAACTGCACCGCACACACATCCCGGCGTCCACGCCGGCCGTGTGCCAGGCCTACGCCACCCACCTGGCCGACCAGCAGCGCCGGCTGAACGCCGCCCTGGTGCAGCGCCTGCAGGCCCGCGTGGTGGGCACCTGCGAACCCCTGGCACCGGCTGCCCCCGCGTCCGCGCCTGCCTCAGCGCCCACCCCATGACCCGCGCCACCGCCCTGGCCCTGGTGCTGGCCATCGCCAGCACCTTGCTGCTGTGCACCGGCTGCGGTGGCCACAGCGAAGAGCCGCCGCCCGAAGACCCCCCGTCCACCCAGCCCGTCGACTGCCGGGCCACACCGGAGCTTTGCCGATGAACACCACCACCTGCCCCCCGCGCCGCCCCATCAACCCCAGCATTCCGGCGGCCTTGCAGACGCCTGCACAGGCCCCCGCGCCCCACCCCGACGAGCGCCTGGCCATCGCCCTGAAAGCCAGCTACCAGGCCGGCGTCGATGACACCGAGCCCAAGGCCTACGTGCAAGGCTGGCGTGCCGGCTTGTTCAGCGGCCTGTGGGTGGGCGGCGTGCTGGGCGCCGTCGTCGTCTTCACCCTGGTGCAGGCGGGCAGCTGGTGGGCCACATGACCACCGCCCCCACCCGCCACCCCCACCACGGCGCCACCCTGGCCCCGGGCGCCCTGCGCGTCACCGGCGCGCTGACCGAACCCGCCCAGCTGCTGGGCACCGGCGGCCAGCAGCCGCACCTGCTGCTGCAGATGCGCTTCGGCCCCGCGCAGGGCCTGCACTACCTGGCCATGGTGGACCTGGGCACCGACCTGACCGACCACATGGCCGCCGAAGCGCTGATGCCCCACATGCGCACCGGCGCCGTCGTCACCGTGGCGGCCGAAGCCCTGACCCCGCGCACCGAGCACGGCCACACCGTGCTGGCCCTGCAGAAACCGCACAGCGTGGTGCTGCTGCAAGACCCCACCGCCGCGGCCCACGCCGCCACGAGCAACCAACCCAGCCTGCTGGAGGCCTGAAGCCATGTTCCTGCAAGACACCCGCATCATCCAGCGCCATGGCGCCCACCAGGTGCACGCCCAGCGCTTCGAGGTGATGTTCCGCGACGGCAGCACCGTGCAGCTGCACCCGGTCAGCACCACCGCGCCAGAAATGTTCCTGCGCGCCACGCAGCTGGAAGGCATGCGCTGGCTGGTGTTCGATGTGCGCCGCCTGGTGCACACACTGGACGACGACCTGCGCCGCCTTGACCAGCGCGACCACCCCGGCGCCGTGTTCTACAGCCTGCGCGGCACCTACCCCGACGCGGCCAGCTTCCTGGCGGCCGCGGGCGACAACGCGGTGGCCCGTTGGTGGCCCAGCAGCGAAGCGCCCGCCCTCAGCCCCACCCTGGCCATGGCGTGAACATGCTGGCGCCATACAAACCCCTGCTCATCGGCCTGACCGGCCGCGCCGGCACCGGCAAAAGCACCGTGGCCGGCATGCTGGACGAACAGTACGCCTTCACCCAGCTGTCGTTTGCCGAGCCCATCCTGGACATGGTGTGCAGCCTGTTCGGTACCGCCGGCATCAGCGGCGCCTGGGCCGTTGAACGCGCGCTGAAGGAACAGCCCACGCTGCTGGGTTTCAGCTACCGCCACCTGGCGCAGACCCTGGGCACCGAATGGGGCCGCAGCCTGGCGCCTGACTTCTGGCTGCGCGTGATGCAGCTGCGGCTGGACCAGCCTGCGCTGCAGGGCGAGAACGTCGTCATCAGCGACGTGCGGTTTCCGAACGAAGCCCAGTTCATCACCGGCCGCGGCGGCGTGATCGTGCGCGTGCTGCGCGACACCCCGGCTGCCGTGCGCACCCACGCCAGCGAGTCGCACACCGACACGCTGCCCGTCACCACCGAGCTGCTGAACTTCGGCAGCTGCGCCACGCTGGCCGACCAGGTCGACCGGCTCATCACCACGCTGAGAGCGCAATGAACTTCCCCTTCTTCACCCCAGAACCCGGCAGCCTGCCCGACCGCGTGCTGCGGTTGTTCCAACGCCAGCCCACCGAAGAGTTCACCGACCAAGATCTGGCAGCCAAGTTCCAGGTGACCAGCACGGCCAAGATCAAGGCGCTGCTGGCCGCCTGCATCAGCCACGACCTGCTGCGGTATGACAGGGACACCGACCCCACGGGCCCGAAGGTCTGGCGTGCGGGGCCGAAGCTGGCGTCCTGGCAACCCTTTGACCCGACGCCGGCGCCGTCGACACCGCCGGCGGCCGCTACCCCTGCGCCAGCCCAGCGCCCGGCCGCCCCCTTTCCCCAGGCCAGCCCGCCCAAGCGCCGGCCACGCATCGACTTCGACCCTGCAGCCGCGCTGGTGCACAAGGGCCTGCCGTTGCCGCCGCGCGCAGGCGGCGCCCCAGGCGATAGCAAGTACGCGGCCGTGTGGGCCCGCCTGCAGGTGGGCGACTGCGTGGAACTGCCAGACCGCCCCGCACACAGCATGGCCAGCTGGTGCAAGAAGAACAAGCGGCGCATCACCGTGCGCCGACTCTCCCCCACCACCAAAGGCGTGTGGCGCACCGCCTGACGCATTGGCAACACCCTGAACCAAGAAACCCTCAAAGGACCCGACCATGGACCAAGCACCCACCCTGCACCTTCTGCCCGCCCTGGGCGCCGCCTTCGAAGGCGGCACCTTCTGCGGCCTGACCACCACGCCCGACGGCACGCACCACGCGGTGGTGCTGCTGCCCGACGCGCCCGCCGAACGCCTGAAGTGGGCGGATGCCTGCGCCTGGGCCGAAGGCCTGGGCAATGGCGCCCAGCTGCCCACACGGCCGGTGGCCGCGCTGCTGTTCGCCAACGCCAAGGCGCAGTTCACTGAAGAGTGGCACTGGACCAGTGAAGTTCACGCCGCAGACAGCTCGTACGCCTGGTTCCAGCTCTTCTACGACGGCAGCCAGGACTACTACCGCAAGAGCTACGCCGGCAGAGCCCGAGCCGTCCGCTTGATTCAGCTCGCCGCCTGAATCCTTCAATCCTTCAACCCCAGCACCCATGATCACCATCACCATCGATCAAATCGTGGCCGAGCAAGCCCGCTTGGCCCATCTCATCGCGCAGTTGCAGACGCCTGCATCCAGGCTGCTCGTGCTGCCTGAGACGGGCATCGAGCTGCGCGCCGGCGAGCGCTACGCCGGCCTCGTGCTCAGCGAAGACGGCCTGGCCAGCCACCACCTGGTCTTGCTGCCCGGCGAAGCCCAAGACGTGGCCTGGAAAGCCGCCCAGGACGCAGCCAAGGGCTTCGGCGGCGAACTGCCCACGCGGCAGGAACAGGCGCTGCTGTTCGCCAACCTGAAGGCCGAATTCCAGGCCGCCTGGTACTGGTCCAGCGAAGCGCACACCGACAGCTCGTTCGCCTGGGGCCAGTACTTCGACAACGGCGACCAGTACGGCTACCACAAGAGCTACGCCGGCAGAGCCCGAGCCGTCCGCAGATTCCCCGCTTGATCCTTTGATCCTTCACTGAGCCCACCCCATGGCCCTGCACACCGATCTGCCCATCTACCGCACCGGCATCCAGCTGCTCAGCCTGGCCGTCAAGGCCCAGGCGCAGATGCCGCGCGCGGTCAAGCGCAGCCTGGGCGAGAAGATCTCGCAGCACTGCGTGGAAATGCTGGACCTCATGGCCCTGGCCAACGCCACGCAGCGCGCCGAGCGCGCGGCCTACATTCAGCAGCTGATGACGCGCCTGCGCGCCATGACGGTGCTGCTGCGGGTCAGCCACGACAGCCGCTACGTCTCGCACGCCCTGTGGGGCGAGAGCGTGCTGCTGCTGGACAGCATCGGCAAGCAGGGTGGCGGGTGGCTCAAATCGACCGCGAACAAGGCGCCTGCAGCATGACGGTCAAGGCCCTCATGCCCGTGCGCAATCTGAATCTGGTCGTGCCGCTGGCTCACGAGGCCACCGCCATGCGCACCACGGACACCGCTGCCCCCGTGCAGGCCGGGCCCGGCGCAGTTGCCCCGCTGATCGCTTCTGACCCAGGTCAGGGCCTTCGGTGCGGCGACGTCGATAGCACGCCCACAGCTCGTACGCCTGGAACCAGAACTTCAACAACGGCAACCAGAACAACAACCACAAGAGCTACGCCGGCAGAGCCCGAGCCGTCCGCAGATCCAGACTTGTTCGCGCAGCTGGTGCAGGCCTACCTGGACTGCCGGCGCACCAAGCGCAACAGCGCCAGTGCGCTGGCCTTCGAAGCCCACCTGGAAAGCAACCTGGTGCAGCTGCACGAAGAGCTGCAGCACGGCCAGTGGCAGCCAGGCCGATCCATCTGCTTCGTGGTCATCAAGCCCAAGCCCCGCGAGGTGTGGGCCGCTGACTTCCGCGACCGCATCGTCCATCACCTGCTCTACAACCGCATCGCCCCGCGCTTCCACGCGCGCTTCACGGCCGACAGCTGCGCCTGCATCCCGGGCCGTGGCACCCTGTACGCCGCGCGCCGGGTGGAACACCAGGTGCGCAGCGCCACGGCCAACTGGGCCCACCCGGCGCACTACCTCAAGTGCGACCTGGCCAACTTCTTCGTCAGCATCGACAAGCACGTGCTGCTGGGCCAGCTGCAGCGCCACGTCACCGAACCCTGGTGGATGCGCCTGGCCACCACCGTGCTGATGCACGACCCGCGCGCCGACGTCGAGGTGCGCGGTCAGCCCTCCCGCCTGGCGCTGGTGCCACCGCACAAGCGCCTTTTCAACGCGCCGGCCGACACGGGCCTGCCCATCGGCAACCTGAGCAGCCAGTTCTTTGCCAACGTGCTGCTGAACGACCTGGACCAGCGCATCAAGCACCAGCTGCGCGCACCGCACCATGTGCGCTACGTGGACGACTTCATCCTGGTCAACCCCAGCGTCAGCTTCCTGCAGGCCGCACTGGCTGACGTAGGTGCCTGGCTGCCCCGACAGCTGCACCTGCAGCTCAACCCCAAGAAGACCGTGCTGCAGCCCGTGGCGCGCGGCATCACCTTCGTGGGCCACGTCATCAAGCCCTGGCACCGCACCACCAAGCCGGCCACCGTGGCCAAGGCCGTGGCCCGCGTGCGGCAGGTGCCCAGCCAAGACCTGCGCCAGATCGCCAACAGCTACTTCGGCTTGCTGGGCCAGGCCAGCCACAGCCACCACCACCGGGCCCGCCTGGCAGCCGCTGTGCTGCAGCGCGGGCACGCCGTCAACGCCAACTTCAGGAAGGCATACCCATGAAGGACACCATGACCCAAGACACCATCACGCAGATCTCGCTGGACGAACTGCACGAAAGCCCCTTCAACCCGCGCAAGACCTTCACCGCCATCGATGAGCTGGCCGCCAGCATCAAGGCAGAAGGCCGCGTGCTGTCGCCGCTGCTGGTGCGCCCCATCGTGCCGCCGCTGTTCAACGCCGGCGTCGACACGCAGCCCGAGGCGGTGGCCGGTTTCGAGATCGTGTTCGGACACCGCCGCTTCCGCGCCGCGGCCGAAGCCGGCCTGGCCAGCGTGCCCTGCATGGTGCGCGCGATGACCGACGCCGAGGCCCGCAGCGCGCAGATCGCCGAGAACCTGTCGCGCACCGACGTGCACCCCATCGAAGAGGCCGAAGGCTTCCAGGCCATGATCGACAACGACGGCATCAGTGCCGACGAGCTGGCCACCGTGGTGGGCAAGAGCCGCAGCTACGTGTACGGGCGCTTGAAGCTGCTGCAGGCCGTGCCCACGGTGCGCGACGCCTGCCTGCGCGGCGAGATCGGCAGCGAAGTGGCCCTGCTGGTGGCTCGCGTGGGCCCGACCAAGCTGCAGGAAAAGGCGCTGCATCGCATCAAGGCCGTGGGCGCCACCATGGGCGACGGCGGCCAGGCCAGCTTCAGGCGCATCAAGGCCGAGCTGGCCGAGAACTTCACGCTCGAGCTCAGGGGCGCCATGTTCGACCGCGAAGACGCCACGCTGCTGGTCGACGCCGGCGTGTGCAGCACCTGCCCCAAGCGCAGCGGCAACTCGCCGCTGTTCGAAGACCTGGCCGCCGAAGGCCACAGCCGCTGGGCCGGCAAGGGTATGCACAAGGACAACGGCGAGCCCAACCGCTGCACCGACCCCGACTGCTGGGAAGCCAAGACCAAGGCCCACCTGGCGCGCAAGGCCGCCGCCCTGGAGGCCGACGGCAAGGCCGTGGTCACCGGCAACAAGGCACGCCAGGGCGTGGGCGCCGACGGCACGGTCAAGGGCGACTTCGTGGCGCTCGACAAGGTCAAGGCCGCGCTGAAGAAGGCTGGCGTCAAGCCGCAGGTGCAGCACATCGTGAACCCGCGCGACGGCAAGGTAGTGCAGGCGGTGCTGCACGCTGATCTGGTGGCCGCCGGCCTGGCCAAAGCCGAGCCCAAGGGCAAGCAGGCCCCGCAGCGCGAGACCTGGCAAGAGCAGCAACGCCGCGCAGAGATCGAACGCGAGAAGCAGCGCCAACAGGCCGAGGCAGAAACCGCGCGCCGGCGCACGCTGCTGCAGGCCGTGCGCGCGGCCGCAGTGGGCCGTGAGCGCACCGAGCACGAGCTGCGCCTGGTCACGGCCAGCTGCCTGGCCGCCGTGCCATGGAACGACCACGGCACCCTGGAATGGCTGTACGACACGGGCATCGACAAGCTGCGCAAGCGCGTCGACACCATGACCGCGGCCGAGCTGACCACCCTGCTGCTGGACTGCGCCATCGTCGACGGCGTGAACGCCCACCGCGGCGGCAAGTGCGGCCCGCTGCTGAACCTGGCCGGCCACTACGGCATCGACGCCAAAGCCATCCTGGCGCAGGCGTCTGCACCCGAGCCCGCTTCTACCCCTTCAACCGCTGGCGCGGGCGCAAAAAAAGCGGGCGCTGGCGCGAAGGTGGCCAAGGGCAAGGCCGTGGGCCGCGTGGTGGCGTACTGCGACGCGCACACGGGCCAGACCTGGTCCGGCAAGGGCCTGCAACCCGCCTGGCTGAAAGCTGCGCTGGCGCAAGGCAAGACCCTGGCTGACTTCCTGGCCAAGCCAAAGGCCAAGGCCGAAGACAAGAAAGTGAAGATCGACGCCGGCGATGCCGGCGAGGGCGCGGCCGCCACCGAGGATCTGTTCAACGCTGAGGTGGCCCACGCATGAAGGTTCGGCACACCACTCAACGGCGCCTGCTGCGGCCGCTGTCCCTCAAGCGCCTGCAGGTGTTGACGCTGAAGCCGGATGACATCCTGGTCGTGCAGGCGCACGGCCGGATCTCGTTGGATCAGAGAATTCGACTGCGAGCCTATGTGCAGGCCCACCTGCCCGGCCACGAATGCCTTGTGCTGGACGAGTCGACCCAGCTGGCCGCGCTGCGGCCAGGCGTGGCGAAACTGGTGCCTACAGCATGAACGCGCAGCTCACGCTGCTGCCGGCCCGCCGGCGCCGCCTGAACCTTGTGCAGGCCAACGGCAACGGCGTGCCCGGCCTGCGCCTGAACCGTCGCAAAGGCCACCTGGTGGTGGACGTGCAGTGGAACCGCGCCGACGGCCGCCGCGCCGGCACCAGTTATCTGGCCGACAAGGCACCGCTCGAAGCCGTGGCGCGCGGCATGCTGAAGCGCATGCAAGAGGCCGGCGTCGTCTACGAAATCACCCCGCGCCAGGCCTGGCAGCGGCTGCGCAGGACCTTGCCAGCATGAGCCCTCATCAGCACCCCAACAACAACGACGTGCTGGCCCCACCCGCCGGCGCCACAGCTGATGAGTGCAGGGCTCTGCCCATCACGCGCGTGGTGTACACCGAGGCGCGACTGCAGGGTGTTGTGTCCTACTGGATGCCCAACGCAGAAGAGCTGCAGCTGCTGAACGATGGCAAGGCCGTGCGGCTCTCCATCATCGGCCGCACGCATCCGCCGCTGGCCGTTGGCGTCGACGGCGACGGGCTGGTGTGATGAAGACCAGCCCCAAGGCCGAATACGTCAAGGGTCAAGGCCAGACCCGCGCGCACCACTGTCACTGGCCTGGATGCGCCAGGCAGGTACCCCCAGCGATGTGGGGTTGCCGCGCCCACTGGTATGCGCTGCCGCTGGATCTGCGCACGGCAATCTGGCGGTCATTCGAACCTGGCCAAGAGCGCGCCGGCACACCCAGCCGCGAGTACGTGGCTGCAGCTCGGGCCGCTCAGGCCTGGATCGCTGCACAGCAGCCCGCAACGCCGGCGCAGGGGACGTTGCTGTGACCCGCAAGCGCTGCCCCCGCCGCGTGCGCCCCGCGCTGCCCCCGCGCGGCCTGCGCCCCAAGCTGCAGCCCGACCAGGTCACCGACCTGGCGCTGGCGCACCTGACAAACCTGGACCTCATCAGCAAGGGCAAGGCCAGCGAAGAAGAGCTGTGGCAGATGGTGGGCGGCGTGCTCACCTGGAGCAAGGCCGCCGAACTGCTGGGTCAGGGCATCCCCGAGATGCAGGCCCAGCTGGAGCTGGCCACACGCCTGGTCGAACGCTTCGGCCGCACCGGCCGCATCGGCTTCACCGGCGTGGAGTACCAGGCCGCCAAGCTGGGCGTCGAGGTGATGGACGCGCTGGCCAGCACCGTCGACCAGGCCACGGCCACGGCGGCCGCGGAGTGGGGTGAGCAGCAGGTGAACAAGCTGGCGGCTGGGGCGCTGGTCAAGCGGGCGGCGTGACGCCTCAACGAAACTGAAACAGAAAGAAGGACATGAGCTTGAACATTGAGGTTGGACAGAAGTGCCTGGTCACCGTCGACGGCTGGTTCTACGCGCCTGATGGCCGCCAGTACCGCGCCGTTTTCGGCACGGTGAAGGCGGTCCGCACCGCCGAGGAATCGCTGGGCGTGAAGCCCAACGGCCGCAGCACGAACTGGTATCTGGAGATCGGCCGCATGACCATCGCCGGGTGCCAGGTCCACTATGCGCTCCGGTGCGACGAATGCAGCCATGAACCCGCGAAGGACTGGACAGCGAGCCCCGAGCACGGCCTGCGCGAGTACGAAAGGCCGAACGTGATCTATCACGCCGACTGAACTAACCCATGACCGACCTGGTCCTCAGCCCCACCGAACTGGTCGCCCTCACCGGCTACCGGCGCGCGGCTGACCAGGTGCCCGAGCTGCAGCGCCTGGGCTTCACCCGCGCGCGGCGCTCACCCACCACCGGCGAGACCATCCTGGAGCGCGCGCACTACCTGGCCGTCTGCGCTGGCCACCAGGCCGCCGAGCGGCCCAAGGTGCGCCCGCCCAAGCTGGCCAGCCGCCCCCAACTTCGCGCTGTGCCCGCCGGCCCCACGGTGGCATGATGCCCGCCCACATGGCCCCCAAGCGCACCGCCCTGCCCACCGGCGTCTTCCCCAAGGGCCGCTGGTACTACCGCGTGCGCGCCGAAGGCAATAGGCGCATCTGGACGAAGCTGTGCCCCATTGCCGACGGCCTGCCCGCCCTGTACGCCGCCCTGGCCCAGCAGCTGGCCGACCAGGTGGCCGATGACCGCATGCCGGCCCTCATCGCGGCCTGGCAGCGCAACGTCATGCACCGCCACGCCGCCAAGACCCAGGTTGACGACAAAGCCATGTGCAAGGTCATCGCCGACAGCTTTGCCGACTTCCGTGCCGGCGAGGTGCAGGCCCCCGACGTGGCCGACTTCCTGCAGCCGCTGCAGGCCAAGCCCCGCACCCACAACGCCTACCGCGGCATGCTGCGCGAGCTGCTGCGCTACAGCATCGAGCGAGGCTTTCGCACCGAGAACCCGGTGGCGCACATCCGCACCCTGCCCACGCCGGCGCGCACGCGCTACATCACCGACAGCGAGATGCGCCGCATCAAGGTGGGCGGCATCTATGGCGACGACGGCAAGCGCACCCGCAGCGGCCTGATGCTGGCCGCGCTGATCGACGTGGCCTACCTCACCGGCCAGCGCATCGGTGACCTGCTGCAGCTGCGCTGGGAACGCGACCCCGACGACGTCGACGCGCCCCACGTCACCGACAAGGGCCTGTTCTTCCGGCCAGACAAGACTGAGAACACCACCGGCGCTGCCCTGGTCGTGCATTGGACCCCGCGCCTGCGCGACGCCATCGGCCGCATCAAGGTGCTGCAAGCCGAACGCCTGCTGAAGCGCCGGGCTGGCCAGCGCCTGTTCAGCGGCTACCTGTTCACCGGACAAGACGGCAAGCATCTCAGCTACTGGGGCGCCAGCAGCATGTGGCAGCGCGCCAGGAAGCGGGCAGACGTCCGCGGCGCCACCTTCCACGACCTGCGCGCCAAGGCCCTGACCGACCTGGACGCCCGCGCCGGCCGCCGCGCGGCCAACCAGATGGGCAACCACAGCACCGAGCAGCAGACGGCGGACTACATCCGCAGCCGGCAGGTGAATGATGTGGGGGCCACCAGGTGA